CGTCTAAAGCGCTAAAAAACTTTTTACAAGAAGTCACGCTGTTACTAGTCAACTCCAAATTTAAAGATTCTATTGTTTCTCTTTGAAATTCACTTATAGTAATTTGTCTTATGTTAGCAGTATTTGTGACTGCTACAGCAGTATCATCCAGATAAACACCTTGTAGTATATTCAGACCATCGACCAATTGCCCATGACTGTTTACTATTCCAGCAATTGGGCCATCACTAACCAAATCCAAAGTCTCAGCATAACTATGAGATGCTCCATATTGAAGTTCTCCCATAACGGGTGGTTTGTAAACAGGAGGTTTAGCTTTTTTGCTTTTTCCTCCTCCTGCTATGCCTATTTTTTTTAAAATATGATTCATGATACTCTATTTCCTATGAATTCAGAATCACTTTCTCCAAATATAACAAAACCATCTGAAGTCACAGTCCTAGTTTTGCTAGATCTTTCCATTACTGTCTGAGGGTCTTGGTTTTGAGGGAAAGATTTTATAGTTGCTTGAATTACTTGTGATCCTACTTTTAAGCGCCCATAACCTAAAGGAACAGGGGAGCCTTGACTAGCGAGATTAACAGTATTAGAGAATATTAATGAACTTTTTGAAGCGTCAGCTTCGATTTCTAAAGCTTCGTTTTCAGGCTTTGGGGAAAGGGCGTAGCTGATAGCTGCAAAAACTAATGCTTTTACTATAGTAGCTGCTAATCCTCCACCAGCGAGGAGTGTAAAAAAACCTGCAAAGATACCACTTCCTGATATAGCAGGAACTAAATCTATAGTTTCTGGGTTTTTCATATGATCCATGTCTGGACCATGAGTGATTCTTTTTTTATCAATTATTAGATCATAACAAAAGCCCTCTTTCTGTAACTCTATTAATCTCTTAATGAAACCACTCCTATTACAATCAATAGCTTCTAAGATATCTTTTGGGTTAGATATGTTGAATTTGAATGATTTCCCATATTCCTGAGCTAGAATTCCGTGTATATTTACTATTGTCATTTTGCAGCCTTTACCCTTTCTAGTATATTTACATCTGATTCTATAGTTTTAGGCGTATAAATATTTATTTTTTTAGTGTTTAAGCTATATATAAGGAATGCTTGGCAACAATTATCGGCCATTTTTATGTCAAATTCAGATTCTGTTTCGTCGCCTGTGATGTGGCTATGAAAAACAGCGACCATATCATACTCTTCTTTAAAGAGTAGATAGCTCAAAGGGTTAATTAAAAAGTAAGATTTAGGGTCTTTAGCTATATTGTTCTCTAATTGGACGACAAATTCATCTTGAGTATTGTCGTACCCTAAGAATCCACACACTTCTTGGGTAAAATACCTATTTGATATTTCTTTTATCTTATGAAGAGCGGATGCTTCTCCTTTACATTTGTGAATTTCTGCCATAACTAAATCCGTCGGTTCCTGGAAAACCTCCAAAGTTTGGGTTTGGGGTTGTCGGGTTTTTGTAAAGAGCTAATGGCGCTTCCTGATAACTTTGAGATATGCCTGTGAAATCCCCACTTCCTGTTAGATGGATATCTCCTGTATGAATATCTAACATAGCATTAGTAGTTGTGCCACCGATATGCCCTGTAGTTCCATCCCACCATGCTACTAAACTATGAGATCCATAAGATAGAGTCCCGTCTCCGCTACCAGTTAACGTGCCGAATCTACCAGTACACTCATTATAATTTCTAGGAGCGAAGTCTATAGAGTTAGTGACATTGAACGGTGGGCTAATAGATTTTCTTAAATAATCTATTTCTTCGTCATTGATAGCTCTGTTCCAAACGGCCCAAGGGCCAAGAGCGCCATTCATTGAAGTGGTGTAAGAGTTTGATTGCGTAGCATCATAACCTAAAGTCCCTCCGTAATATTCAACCGCACCAAGCATAAAAGTCTGCGGCAACGCTTTACCTTGATATGGAGGCCAAGTCATATTTTTTCTCTGCGAAAGGCTGGCGAAGTTACCTAAGTTTGCAGATAAATTTTTTGCATCTTCATTGTTAGATACATGCTGCCCATTTACATAAAACTTTATAACAGTGTTTTCTTCCTCTCCTTCTCCGTTTATAAAATCTGCGCTTCCAGTGCTATTGGTAATTATATATTGAAACCACTCTCTAGAATCCATGTTGTTTCTCTGTTCCTCATTGAGAAAGGTGCTTCGGAATGCGTTTTTATCTTCAGAGGCGTCACTAGAATTTATTAAATACCCCATATAATTAGCTGAGACATTATTGGTTCCTTGTTGTCTGGTTTTATCTGTAGAATCAGTATTAAATTCAGGATTAATTCTAGTATCAGAATTAATATTTAGAAATTGATTGTTTGGCCAATTCAAATCGTCTCTAGGGGAAGTGCTTAGAACTCCAGCTCCTATGGGGCTATTGGAGTTTATATTAACCCAGCCCATGATAGTAAACTCACCAGTTAGTTGTCCTGTTAACTCAGGTACTGTTGTGTGAAATAACCCTGTATTCATAGGGTCAGGATGCGTTCCTGTGTTAGATTGTCCTGATATTTGTATACACTTAAAATCACTGGTTATATTTTGACCTTCTCTAAAGGCTATAGAATCTGCAGTTGTAAATCTTTTTTGACATGCTGATAGTCTTTTAGAGCATCCATCTTTCCTCCAATAGCTGGGATTTCCTTCTGGTGTTTGCCCACTATGCCCACCCGAAACACAAACAAAAACTGTTTTTAGAGGTGTTCCTATTCCATTTGCATTTTGACTTGGCAGAAAAAGGGTAGGACTTTCTGTCACAACAATATCTCCTTTGTCATATTCTTTAGAAGGGTTCCATATTGCAGATGGATCATTAAAAAACCAAACAGGAGAATCAGCAGGGGCGTTATATTTAGGGACTACAGCTACTCCATCAATATCTTCGAAAGGGTTTCCGTCACTATCTTCTATGGGTAAACCTGCATATCTACATCCCTCTCCTCTATACTGCCAATAACAAAATTTAGAAATAATATTCCTAGAATTAACGCTGAAGTTATCTATATCTAGAGGAGAAGTCAGTTCAAACTCTACAAATAATTTTGATTCTTGGGTTTTCCTCCCCATTAACCAAGTTTCGTTAGTCAATTCAGCGTTAGGGTCAGCTTCTCCGAAAGGGTTGCCTCCTTCAAAGTTTACATCGTCTATGAATTTTACAGAAACACGTTTTCTAACAACCTTGGCGTTTTTAAAGTCTTTATATACCTGTAGGAATTGTGTAATAATATTGTTTTGATTAGCTACGCGAATCTTGGGTCTAGCTAATTTACCATCCCCCAAGATGTCGAACCCTTCACTTTCCATAGATAAAGGTAGGTATTTATAATCCTGCCAGACTATGGATTGAGAATAAATAGCTCCTCCATGAAAACCCATAAATAAGTTTGGTTGATTAACCCTATCTGGATATATTCTAAAGATCTCAAGTATAGCGGTTGGTTGTAGATCTAATAAACTACGTGCTACCTTGTTTTTTCCTTCTTCCGCCATAATGTAATTTACACTTTATTAGTATATAATATTAAAAAGAAGTGAAAATTACACATCTAAAAGGTCATAACGAGAAGTTGGAGGTTGAGTTTTACAATTTCTTTTTAAGTTCAAAGCCTTATGATTTCGACCACATACGATCACAACATTTAAGGAGGCAAAAAATTGAGTCTTTATTTTCTAATTATTGTAGAACTTGCGATGTCTATACTGTCGAAGAGAATTCCAAACTTAAAGTGGCGGCTTTTTTGTTGGATGAAGGGGATTATTTAGATTTAATATTTGTGTTTGGAGTTAGTAAAAACTTTGGAAGCTTACAGCTAATGGCGGCGACTAGGGGCATCTTAGATCATGCGATGTATACTTTTGGTAAAAATTACGTTAAGAGTGAAATAAGGAGGAAGTATAAAGTGCAATCCTATAAAAAATGGATTGAAAGGTACGATAAAAAAGTCATAATATTTAACGACGATAATAATACCGTCGTTTGGTGTAATAGAGATATAATGACAATTAAATTTAAAGTTGTAGGGGCTAATAAGACTACTGCTCATCTTATGGGTAAAGATCTTTTGTTACGTGGGACAAAAAAAATCAAGCATGGGCTTTTAAGAGAGTTCTCTGATGGAGAGGATACTTATCTGCTAGATGAAAAAGGTATTGATTTTTTGTCTAAAGCTGTTATTATCTATGGACATCTGTCAGACAATAAACAGAATGTCGGTAATATTTCTTTAGAATTTATTCCTAACAAATGAAAACAAAAACAATTCTTTACAAAGTCTATACTCGAAAAGGTGAATACCATCACGCTTACAGTGCTGAACTTAAAGGTTCTCGCGAATGGGCTATTGATTGTGCAAGAGCAGTCGATGGGTATGTTACTCAAGTATCTGATGATTTACAGAGAACAGAGAAAAAAATCTATACTCATGGGGTCGAGGCTTAATGTTGACGTTAATAAAATCTATTTTAAAATCTTTAGAATTGTTTTTAGCTCTTAAAAATAAACAATTTTACTATGATTTGCACAATAAACACAAGAAATTAGAATATGAAATCATTCAAGAAATCGAAGATCTTAGGCAGCGTGGCGGTAGTAATGACTCTGATCGGGCTGACCTCTTGCGCGAAAGACTTATCTCAGAGCGTTCAAGATTTGAACATTTATCAGCCTTCTACTCTAAAACTGCAGAAGAACCAGCCGATTCAGACTGAAGAAGGTGTTTATACTCCACAAAAAAATGAAGTATGGCATTCTGATGCTAGGTTTCGAAAACTTGAGAGGCAGCTTTATTTCCCCAGTGTAAAATAGTTTTAATTAGATGTT